TATACCGTCGACCAGGAAATAATCAAGGTCAATGGCTCGACGGTTGGAGAACCGAAAACTCACAATATGGGTATGAACTTTGTTATCGTTGTCGGTTGCCCGACGGCGCCATTCTTGACGGCACTTTCCGTTGAAGATGCGGTCAAGTATCAGTACGAAAGTATCTTCGGCGGTGTTCGTGATATGTACGAGACGGCCAACAGGGAAGGCACCGGCTGGTCTACTCAAAACTGGATGGGGTTCATGCCGCCGGTAGTGGGGGTTATGAAATCCGGTCGCGTATTACCAAAGTTACCAGAGGGATTCGGTACGCAGATTTCTCTAGAGGAAGGCGAATCAGTAGGAAGCTGGCCTATTCGAGATGTAGGGCAAGCGTGTCAAGCCTGGTTCGGCCAGGTTTCTATGCGTATTCAGGAAGCCACGTTCTCCAACATTCAGCACGGACAATTACCGTTTGAACTTTCAGCCGTGGCGATTAAGGAACTGACGGCCAAAGGCGATCAGCACTTCGTACCGCGTCTCATGGCTAAGAGAACGTTCCGAATTATGGCCGGATATAACCTGATTCAACAGTTCGTCATGGGTGGCTATCAGACGGACTTACAGGGGCAGGGTTTTAAGATTACCGACTGGAAGCCGGAAGATTTCAAAGACAAGAACTTCGTTATCAACTGCGACTATTGGGCGGAATCACCGGAAGAAAGCATAGCCAACATGACGATAGCGAATACCGCGATGGCTCTCGGTCTGCCGCCGGAATGGATTTACAAAAACATTCTGCACATTGGAGACGTGCCGGAAGTTATGAGGGCAAGAGCACGCGATATGGCAATCAAACTTTCAAGTCCTGCGGCCGAACTTTACTGCGGCGAAATGCTCAAAGATTCTCCGAACGATATTGATAACAAACTGGCGGAAGTTATCAAAGAGAGTGCCGGTAGCGCCGACGGTGAAGTAAGTAATCCGCCTAGCCAGCCAGCGCCAGCGACCGGATTACAGTTAATGCCGAAGGGGAGTCCGGCAAGAGAGCAGATGAGACGCCGGAACATAAAGGCGCCAGAAGGAGGTTAGTCATGCCGTTTGATGATACGTACTACAGTCAATTTATGGCTAATCTGAAAAAGCGTCGGAATCCCGTCGTGCCTTCAACACGCCAGGGACCACCGTCTAACCTGCTGAACTTTCTGAAAACTTTTAGCGTCGGTCCGGCTGGTAATGCCAATGTCGTACCAGCACCACCTGCTTTCCCTGCGCCACCTGCGCCGGAGAAGCCAGTACCGATGGCACCAGTTCCATCGGTTAGTACAGTGTCAACCAAGAAAAGTTTATTCCCGTTCGTTAAACCACAAAAGTTAGGAGTTTAGATAATGGCTCTGTCAAAGAGTTTAATATCTAATCCGTCTCACCGTCAGTTACAGCAGGCCGGCTACACCTGGGACGAAAAAGAACAGGGTTACTTCAAAGACGGTAACAAGTGGCAGGGTGAAGCGGTGGAAGCCTACGGACAGGCCGCGACCGGTGGGGAATATCTGCAAAGAACCAAGCAAGTCAAGAAAGAAATGGGTGGCGTATTTGCTGCACCACAACCTGAACCCTCTCCAGAACTCCCTGTAACGTCACCAGTTACGCAAGAGACGGCCTTACCCGATGGCTGGCACATAGACACCGAAGGTAACGCAATTTCTGATTCTGGCTGGAAAGTAACCCAAGACCAGAAATACTTTGACCCGCAGGGTAAAGAATGGACGGACACAGAATTAAAAGAATCGGAGCAACTGGTTACTGACCTCGGCGGGTTATTTCCGAATCAAGATATAGACCAACTGATAACCTGGGCCGATACCGACCCGCAGAAATTCGTTGATGAGTTCCGTAGCATTGGAGATACGGCTGCATCTCGGTCTGTCCTGAAACGTATGGGTATGTCGGACCAGGACATCGACGTTATCTTTATGCCGGAGCAAGAGACGAAGAAATCTCCGTTTGCCCTGATAGGTCAGGCATGGCAGAGTTTCCTCGATACCGAATGGGGTACGAAACCAGCGCAGGTAGAGTTTAATCCTGAACGTGGCAATAGCCTACAGGATATTAAAAACTTTCCTGGTAAATTGATGGAGTGGCTGGCGCCGACAAAAGTAGGTGCGGCGCTGAACGTCGTCGGCAGTTTCTTTGAAAACCTTATTGACAGACCGTGGGAAGCAACTGTTATATTGGCTTCTCATGCACTCTCTCAAATGGCAATAGGAACAATATCAACTGCGAAATTAGCACCAGGAGTTGAAGAAAAGGCCGCACAATATGCTTCACAAAATCCCAATGCTCCTAGTTCACAGGCATATCTAAAATCTCAACAGGATATGAGAGACCTTGAAATACAGAAGTCCGATCAGATCCTAGCCGATGCTGTAAAAAAGTACGGTGTCGGTGCTTTCTTTTCCGATGAAGTTTCCGAATCGTGGAATGTTTATAAAGAAGAACAAATGCCAGGTTTCAAGAAGGTGGTTACTGCCGAGGAATGGCTGAACCCTGCATACTTGATTCCGATAGGCGAAGTGGTAGGGCAAGCGGCAAACTTCACAAGCAAGATACCGATTATCGGCAAGGCACTGAAATACTCGGCGGCTGCTGTCCAGGCCACGGAGAAAGGACTGACGTACATACCGGAGAATCTGGCGAAGGCAGGATTTAGAGGACTGGAGCAGGTCGGAGCAAAGTTAGGGGAAGCGGCAACAGACCAGTTACTCAAAGGTTCAAAGCACTTAGAGGACATTATGGACTTGCCGACGTCAGACATGATACTGGACGAAACCCTGAAGGATAACTGGCAGAGACGTTTAATAAATACCATCGCTAAAGTTCCAGGGGCTAAGAAGGTAATCGAAACAGGGCTTGGCAGACGTGTACTTATATCCCGAACAGCCGAAGATATTTTAGATACGGTCGGACGTGGTGCCGTAGTGCATGGCGAAATGACAAGGCGCGGCGCTAATGCGGCTGCGGCCAAAGTCTTAGAGTTACGGTCGGTTACACAGAACCCCGTCAAGTTTTTTGGCTTCGATGACAAGGCAATCTCCGAAGGCATGAAGGCTAGAATCAATCCGTACTACAAGGGCATACCGGAGGCCGGTACTTTAGAGCATGTGTTCTCACAGCCGCAACTTTATAACTGGACTGGTTTTGAAGAAGGACTACGGTACGTTGGGAAGTTCCGCGAAGTCCAGGGCGTGATGTATAACCTGTTGGTTAAAGAGGGAGTGCCACCGGAGCATGTCATAGAGGATTGGGTACACCGTGTCGTACAGGACGCGCCGAAGGCTAAGAACGTACCGAAGGTTAGACCTGGTGGCGGCGGTCGGATAGGTGCTAAACCAGCATACGAGAAGCCCCGACGGTTTGACACGATGGCCGATGGTATCAAGTATTTCTCCGAACATCCCGAACTTGGCAAGCGTTACGCCAACAATCCAGAACTCCTGATACGGGATTATATTCAGCAAGCGTTTAAGAAGATAGCCGACGGTCGGTTTGAAAAGTACGTAGAGAAACTTGGTACGACTGCTAAAGAGATAATGGAGTTTCGGTTCCCGCGGGAATCGGCGGCATGGACGGCAATTAAAAAACAAGTCGCTGACCTCGGCTACATCTCATCGGCCATAAAGAGAGTGAAACGAGGCGAATCTTTACCAGGTGCGGTACTGGCCGCTATCGAAAGGCGCGATCCTGCACTCTATCAAAGGTTAGTGGCTGCCATTGGGGATAAGGAAGCATTAAAGAATCTCGGCAAGGAAGTAACAACCGCTATCGAGGCATTAAAGCCTGAATGGTGGAAGGGCAAAGGTGCATATACCCACGCCTTAGAACTGGCTCGGCAGCCTGCTATCGGCATGGGATATCTGCCGCAACCGTTCGCCGGTGGGAAGATGTATACCCAGGAATTTCTTGACGCCTTCAAGACTTACTTCGAGCAGAAGGGCGGTCATTTAGGTTTTCAGATAACTTCGGAAATGTCCGGTATTCTCCGAACCATGAAAGCATCGCTTGACGTTTCCGCTATGGCAATTCAGGGTATGCCGGCGTTTGGTCTGGCGTTCAGTCATTTAGTCACCAATCCGGCCGAAGGTATGAAGATGATGGGTTCCTGGTTCAAGGGATTCGGTATGTCCGCCGCTATCTACTTCGACCCGTCTATTGCGGCACGGTATATCAACCAGAACTCAAAATCTGTTATGCAACGTCTGGCGATGGGCGGATCTGAAATGGTCTCCGACTATTTGATAAGTGCGGAATCTCGAATCTCCGAACGACTAAGCACCCTGCCGTTTTATGATAGGGCTAACCTGTCATTCTGCACAGCGACCGAAGTAGTACGCGATGAGTTCTGGAAGATACTGTCTCCGAAAGCGATTGCCAATGGTAAAGGTTTTGACCTGGCCCGAACTCTCGACAGGATAACGGGAGTTTTCAATTCCGAAGCGGCAGGGATTTCGTTGACAGCCAGACAGTTAGAAAATAGCTTTGTCTGGTTTGCACCGAACTATACGCGGTCCTGTCTGTCCGTTCTGTCCGACATATTCAGGGGCGGGTTCACGGGCGCCGAAGCACGAAAAGCGATTGGCGGCATGATTGCGGCGGGCGGCATTATGTACGGCGGTGTCCAGTATGCCATGTCGACGCTTGAAGGTAAAAGCCATGAGCAATCGGTCGACGATGTGATGGCCGGCTTCGGGCTGACTACCGACCCGATAACAGGAGAGAGTACCTGGAAGCCGACCGGACAGTTTATGACTATCAAGGTAGGTAATTACAACTTCGGTATCGGCGGTTTCTGGTATGGGCTATTACGATTGTCCGGCAACATCACGGCTTGCGTAAATAAGACTGGAGGCAAGGAACCTATTGACCTGATACGGATAATGAAAGACGGGGCTATCAATATACGGGACAATCCGTTTATCAACTGGTGGTACAGCCGTAGTTCACCGGTTGTCGGCACAGGTTTTGAATTACTGTCCGGCAAAAATTATCTCGGCTATCCGATAGAAACTCCGAAGGACTACGCCTTATATATTGCTACAAGGTTCGAGCCTATATGGGCGGAGCAGGGTATCAATCCCTGGATTCCAGTATTGGCAAGAGGAAACGAAGTACCGGAAGGTGCGGCCAGAGCAGCCGTGATTCCGGCAGAGGTATTCGGTCTCCGTACCTTCCCTGAATCATCCTGGGTGAAATTCTACGACAAGGGCAAGGACATCATCAACGGACTACCGGAAGATATTCTCCGAGACTACTACTCCGATACCGAGATTCAAAAAGTTCTGGACGTGCAGGGTAAGGGCAAATTGGAATGGAGCATGTTACCCGATGCTTTACAGATTCGGTTGAGAACCATGTATCCCGAACTGGAGACCTTATACTCACAGGCGCAGACGGACAGCACGTTACGCGATAGCGACACCTGGAAGAATTGGCAAACACAGATGGACGAGACCAAGAAGATTTATTATGACAGGGGTAACGCGCTGATTCAGCGATACAAGAGTGGGGAACTGACCGGCCAGCAATTCCGTGACGCCTGGAGTGAGGCCGGCATGATGTACGGTACGTCTCTCGATACTATCGAACGTGACCCCGCTAATAAGGTTATCTATGACTATCTGGCTGCTTCGTCCGAAGGTGGCGACAAATATAACTGGTCTATGAACTCGGCACTCCAACAGTACATCAGTATCGCCTTCTCGGACTGGCTTGACGAAAATGGAGAGTTTGACTTCGAGTCCAGGCAACAGGCGATTGATGGTTTCATTGAGACCTACGGACGGTCGACATACGAGACTGTCAAGAAGATGTACGACGATAAGAAATTGCTAGGAGGACTGGACCCTGCCCTGATTCAGTTAGCCAGTGATAAAGAAAAGCTGTCAGAGTATTGGGACATCGACCCGAAAGATACGAAGGCTAGACAATCATACAGACAAACACATCCTGAAATAGATGCGATACTAGGGCTATGGGGTTATGGCGGCAAGGTACAGAGCACGCAAGCCTACGATGTCATGGCGCAGAAGGCTAACGAACTCGGACTTAATATCGACAAAATGCAGACTGGATTACCACCGCAAAGCCTGATGAGAAATTACTTTGACTATCAGGCGTTAGATGACGCGACCGCACGGAAGCAATACCGCAAGGCCAATCCTCTATTCGACGAGTGGGGACAAGTTCAATACGGCTGGAAGGACATCGACACGCAGAAAGTAGCGGCAACCATCCCTGACAATATTCAGAAGTATCTCGATGCCTATAACAAACTGCCACTCGGCAAGGCACGGAAACAGTACCGAATAGATAATCCTGACTTCGATGCTTACTTAGTCAAGGAGAAGGGATATAAGCCAGCGAAATAGGGGGCGACAAACGCAGGTATGAAATTCAAAATTAAACCGTTAAAATTTAGTGACATAATATTCTTGCTTGGATTGATAGTCAGAGTAATTGGAGGTGTACTTGCGCAGAAATGGATATTGAGAAATAAACGTTGATAAAAGTTTATCTGGCAGCGCCATATACTAAGGGGGACGTTTGCCAGAACGTGCGGCGGGTCATCGACTTTGCCGAACAGTTATCATCCTTCGGTATCATTCCCTTTGTTCCTCACCTTACTCACTTTTGGCACTTCATTTATCCTCACGAAATCTCTTTCTGGTATGAGTACGATAATGCTTGGCTTAAAGATTGCGACTGTCTGATACGGCTCTCCGGTGATTCGGAAGGCGCCGACAAAGAAGTCGAGTTAGCTAGGTCGTTAGGGATTCCAGTCGTGTATAGTTTCTTCAATGACCCTGACATCATAGCGAAGTTAGAGGCGAGTCAGAAATGAACTCCCTCATTTTACGATAAATGAACGTAAAAATCAGAAATGATTTAGAAATGAACCCCGTTGATAAGTTTCTCTATCCTGAAATCATCAAGGACTGGCCGAAGTTCGAGGCTTGGTGCGTAGAGAAGTACAAAATGTGGAAACCGGACAAGGCTACTTTGGAACTCTGGTTAGAGTTTCAGAAGGAGGCTAAAGATGGGAAAAGTATTTCTACCTGACATTGGCACTCCTGAATGGGAAAAGCTGGCGAAAGATTACCGAAAGTCTACGCGGAAGTGGCGCAACAAAACCGCAAAGGATTTAGGATTTATTAACCGTTCTTCTTTTCAGTCTGCTATGGGCCATCGTGACGTGGGGCTGTCCGACGGGGAGCAAGAGCAAGAGGATATATTACAGACAACGCCGGACATCACATCGGACTTTAAGTTGCCGCCGGATTCAACCTTAGAGGAGCATATCGAGGCTATCAAGGCGATAGATAAACTGGTGGCGTATCACCAGCGATTACCCCAGGAAGTCACGATAAATATTGCTACCCAATTACCGATAGGGATTATCGAATCAGCCGACTGGCAGTTAGGACAGTTCGGCGTAGACTATGATTCCTGGCAGAGTTATATCGAAACGGTTGTTAATGAGCCAGGGGTTTTTACAAATGTCGGTGGTGATGGCATCTATAACATTATTCAGGCTTCAAAGATGGGTAGTTCTCATAACCAGATACCGATTTCGGTACAGAAAGGGCTTTACGTTCTAGCGATTAAAAAGATGCGCCGGAAGATTCTGACACTGAAACTCGGAAACCATGAGTATTTTGACAACCTGCTGACCGGCGAGGACTGGCTCGGAGAAAAGGCCAAGCACCTGAAACTAATCTATATCAAGTTCGGCGGACGGATAAATTACAAGGTCGGTGATTTTGTCTATTCCGAGTTTACCATACACAAAGGGCGCTATCAGTCTACTTTTAACCAGACACATTCCAATAAACAGTACCAGCGCCTACATGCTCCCTGGGCCAGAATTATTGACGTGGAGCATAACCATATTGGCGATGTCGAGACCTATCAGTATGATGGGCGGGACTGCGTGGCGATCCGCCCTGGCACCTTCGCCGTCTACGATGATTACGCATTGGCTAACGGGTTCTATGGTGCTCACGTCTGCAATCCGATAATCATACTGTTTCCCGACCGCGACTGCGTTGTGGCCTTCAAAGATTTATCAGAGGGCATACGCTATCTTCGAGCAGTCCGCGAATCATATATCGAATCTTAGCTTTGTTCCGTAGGGTCTATCCCGTCTCACATTCAATTCAGTAACCTCTGTTTTTCTGCTTATTTTACTTCCGTGCGTTCAATACTTGACAAGTTTTGTGCAATTTTTTCACGGTGTAAATATCGAAGGTCGTACCTTAATAAAAAACGAGAGGGAGGTTAATTCACATGGTAACGGACGCTAAGGCAATCGAACAAAAGGACGCGACTTCTGCGAAGGATTCGCTTTCTGGCGGCGGAACGCCGAAGCCTTCGGGGGCAACAGACAATGTTTCCACTCCAGACGCACAGTTAGTCGATTTGCAGAAGGCGATGGATGTCTATGCGGATAAGAAGCACTCCAAGTTAGACAAGCAGGTTAGCAATCTGACAAAAGAGAACGCAACTTATAAGCAGCAACTTGACGACCTGACAACGAAATTCAATGACCTTAACAAATCGGTTTTCGAGGCCAAGAAAAGCGCGGAACTGGATGCAGCCAGACTAAGCGGAGACCCTGAAAAAGTCAAAGCAGTCGAGGGCAAGTACCAGACGTTCTCCGATACTGAAACCGCAAGAACCGAACTGTCCAACATCAACGCAGAGATTGAATCGAAGCGAGACCTGCTGGAACGGTTCAACGAAGCGGGAAAAGTAGCAGAGGCCAAGAGGCTTGAAACAGAGACCGGAGTGAGTGCGGAACTTATTTTGAAGCTCTTTAACCAGAACGGATTGACTGACCCCGAACAGATGGAGAGTATAGCCGAAACTCTGAAAGGGCAGGTAAAAGGGGCGGAGGCACCGCCAGTAGTATTACCGAACCCTGACAGGCTTACTCCAACTGTAGTTACGACTACACCCGATTCTGCCAGAGGCAAGATTAAAGCCGGATGGGAAGAATTACATAAAACTAAATAGGAGGAAATAAATGGCTATAGTTGGTCACTTTGAAAATTTGGATGAGGCACAAAAACTTGTCCAGTCTAAATTGCTTGCCGGTGTTGTTCAGCAAATTTATGAGGAAGGTCAGCTTTTGCATGAGCTTCCCGTTATGGTGATTGATTCAAAGTCAGTCAAATATAACAGGGAATATACCAATCCGACTGCTGCCTTCTATAACATTCACGAACAAATACCGTGGACGGCAGACCAGAACTTCACCACACAGAAAGAGGCGGAATTAAAGCGCATAGCACGACAGAGTATTCTTGATCGGTTCATCATGGACACTTATAAAGACCCGAATGAGTATCGAACAATAGTGCTGTCCTCATTAACTAAAGGCTGTCTGAGTTTCTTAGAGGACAAGTTTGTCTACGGTGATGTAGATAACGATGCAGCAGAGTTTGATGGTATCGGGCACCTGTTTGATACCGATGCTGCCGGTTCGGAGGCTTTTGGTAGTTCTCAGTGGTATGACATGGGAGGTTCGGCTGCACCAGTTAGTATCGCCATTATGAGGCAGCTAATTGACATGTGCAAACCGAAACCGAGCATATTGCTCATGTCCAGAACACTGCGGAACGTGATAAGCGCTGCTGCCTTTGAAAAAGGTATCGCCAGCACTATACCGGTCGGTTCTATCACCTACGGTAAAAATGAGTTCGGTGCCAGGATTGATTACTTCGATGGTATTCGCATCTTGGTATCTGACTACATGCTGAATGAAACCGACAATACCACCGACAAAGATTCTGGCAACGATAGCGGTGTTTGTAGCTGCTATGCAATCCGGTTCGGTCAGATTATGGATGGTGGGCTTTGTCTATGTGTAGGTGGAAATACCGGTGGGTCTGAGTTCTTCAAGATTAAGGAACTGGAAGCCCTAGAAGATTACGATGCTGCCGGTATCAGGTTGACAGCCTATTGCTGTCTGGCACTTGGCAGTTCTAAGGCTCTGGCTGGTATTCACAGCATTGACGAAAACGGAACCGTTGTGGCCTAAACTCAGCCTTAAAGGAGTGATAAATTTCAAAGGCCGAGGGGTGAGCCTGAAATAAATCACCCCCAAGAAAATTAAGGAGAAATAAGAAGATGGCAAATGAAGTAATAGCGAAAGTTGAGCATAATTACGGCGGGCAAGGCTCTATTCCCCAGTATGCTGTGAAGTTGGATGGGTTCGTTGGCTTGTCAGCCGCAGCCTCGGAAACAGTTTGCAGTTATGCCGAAAGCCCCTTTGATGAAGATATGGTCATTTTAGAGGTTTATATGTGCGTAACTACTGGCGATTCTACGGGGAGTGCTGATTTCGATATTGGGTTAGCGGATAAAGCTGATGGTACAAATAACGATGACAGCCTTTTTAATGCCCCTACTGCTTATTCAGCCGCAGGGGTTTTAGAAGGTTTGGCTGTTCATGCTATTACCGGCAGGGCAAATCCAATATGGAAAGCAAAAGATAGCGCAACGGATAGCTTTGTTGTGGCACAGCAAAATGGGAACGTAGATGCTTCGGACCTTGTTTATAATCTTCTTCTCATTTGTGCGCCTTATGCTAAATTCAAGGCTACTTAGATATAGGCAATGCCAATCTATGAGTATCAATGCAGTTGCGGACACAAGTTTGAGAGGTTACAAACAGTGGATAAAAGGCACTCAGGCCAATGTCCGCAATGTGGCATTGAAGCGAAGTTGATACCGTCTTTGTGTAACTGGTGGTTTGACAATCCGTTCACAAAAGACGGACCAGGGTTCACTTCGGAGATAGCACATCCAGACAAACTTAAGGAATTAAGAAGGGAAAATACAAGACATGGCAACGCAGATTTAAGTTCATTGGTTTCCATTGAACCAACGTAAGGAGAATAATCATGTTAGCAGGAGAATGGAAAACTGTAACAGTAGCAAAAGATGGCACAACGTCAGACTCGGTTGACCTCGGTGCCGATTATAAAGAAGTTCTCGTTTTATTTCCAGCGTTAGATAGCGCCACTGTATCAGTCACGATAAGCAATGATAATAGCACGTTCTTTGCTATCTCGGCACTTGACGCTGATGCTACTGGCAGCTTTGCACATGCCACTACTGCGGGGACTTCGGCAGGAGCCGTAGTATTCAAGATAGGTGGATGCAGATATATCAAAGTAGTCTGCGGTGCTGCACAAACTACGGCTGCCAGAACTTTCTATGTAAGGGGGTGTTAGGATGCCAGCTTATAGTGAATCTCAACGTAAGTTAGCTGGAATTGCCCTGTCTATGAAGCGTGGTAAGACGCCACGCAGTTACAGTAAGGAAGCTGCGAAGATGGCCGATACCATGTCTGAGAAACAGCTTGAAGAATTTGCAGGATCGGTCAGAAAGAAAAAGAAACTGCATCCATTCATCAGGGGGAAGGACTAATGCCTGGATTTTTCGGTCCGAGAATTGCCAAAGTCTCGAAGGCTACCAAAAAGAAAGCCGAGCAATACGTCGTCGAGAATATCGATGAACCATCATCACGGGCTTATTTGAAGGGATTAGGACAGAGCTCTTTCGGACGTATCAGGGTTAATACACTGGTGAAGCAGGGAACCATTAAGAAGCTGAAGAAACTTTATCCGTTTATGTAAGACGATGGGACGAACCAGAGTAAACTTAAAAGAAGCAATCCGGTGGCAGTTGAAGGACACCACCCAGGACGACGAAACCTGGGACGACCAAGAAGTCGATGCTGCCTTTGACCGAGCGTTGCGCGACATTAACCGGCGCGAACCACTACTTACCCATTCCCTGCTCGCAGTTCAGGACTTAACGAAGTCCATAGATATTAGCGACTGCACGGGATTGCTGAAAGTCATCAGTGTTGAGTGGCCTTTTGGGGAAGTACCACCTGCGCTTCGGAACTTTAGAAAAATCTCCAACACTATCATCATGGAACTGTCCAGCGTGGTTGATTACGATTCAGGACACCTTACCGGAACGGTGACATTTACCATTGACAGCTTTACCGTGACCGGCTCCGGCACGGCTTTTACCAGCGAATTAGCGGCTGGATATTACATTAAGAAGTCAAGCGGTACTCACTGGTACAGGATTGCTAACGTAGCGTCCGATACATCTCTGACCTTAGACAATATGTTTGAGGAAACGACCGGCGCCGATACGGTCAACGTGACCGATTACGCGAACTCGCAGGGTTGCGCGATGGTGGACTGGACATCGGAGTATACGGTTGACGAGGATGCGGAAAGCGACCTGCCTCAGAAGATGGAAGATATTGTAATACTCGGCACGGTGGCTCGGTTGATTAGTTCACAGGCTACCAAGTACGCCAATGAAATGCCGATAGGACCAGGCGCCGTTAATAATTATCAAGCACAGGCCGACAGATTTATGGCCGAATACCAAGCGTCTATTGCCGGAATAGGACGGCCGGAAGATTCGATTGTTTCAAGTTATCCGATAACGTAAAGGAGGATTACGAGATGGAGATTACAAAAGACGGAACCAGAATGAGAGGTCGATTCGATGTCGAGGTCATGTCGCCTTACCGTGTGTTCGGTATGCCGATACTGGAAGGCGGCAAGGTCAGGCGGCGTCATCTTAGCGGCACTACCTGGGGTCATAACATCGTCACGGATGAAGGACTGAACCGCATACTGGATGTTTTTTTTCACCAGACGACAGTGACCGCAACTTGGTACTGCGGACTGGTAGAAAGCGATACTGCCGCGGCCCATGACATGAACTACGATGTGCCGGTCTATACCGAAAGCACAGCTTACGACGAGGCGGCCAGAGTAGCCTACAATG